CTTGAAACTTATGGAGGTAAGATATTAGGTTTAACAGGTACACCACCAAGACATAAAACTTCTGAAAAAGGAATCCTTGTAGATAAGTTTTGTCCAATCGTATATAAGTACATAACAGATGATGCTGTTGATGATGACATCTTAAACGATTACAGAATAATTATACACAAGGTTCCTTTAAGTAAATACAGAACTTTAAAAGTTCCAAAACGCTCAGGAGGATTTTTCATGAATAGTGAACAATCAAGTTATGAATATTGGAGTGCTCAAATTGAATCAGCTGTAACACAGAAGCAAAAAATGATGGCAAGAATCATGCGTATGAAAGCCATGATGGGTTTTGATAGCAAGACTAAATATGCCAACTATCTGTTAAGTATGATTGATGAAAAGTGTATTGTATTTTGCAATACTACTGAACAAGCTGATGAAATTTGTTCTACAAGTTATCACAGCAAAAACAACAAAGAAGTAAATGAGGCAAATATTGCTAAGTTTAGTTCTGGTGAAGCTGAATGTTTGTCTTGTGTGCAGCAATTGAACCAAGGTATAAACATACCAAATCTTAAAAATGGTATCATTATGCATGCATACAGCAATGAAAGACAAAGCTCACAAAGAATAGGAAGACTTTTAAGGCTCAGCCCTAACGAAACATCAATAATACACATTCTTGTTTATGAGAATACAGTTGATGAAGACTGGGTATATGAAGCATTAAAAGAACTTGATAACTCAAAAATATCTTACTATGAGTAATGCTGTTATTAAATTCAAATTAGACTCAACTACAAATGAACTTGTACCTGCATCTATTGCAGATGAAAAACGTTTAGCTCTTTTTAAAAAACAAATACCAACTGACAGTCTTGTTGATGCATATCTTACGTTAGAAGTTCCTGGTGATAAAACTATAGGGCAGTTAGCTAAAGTTCATGCATTGATTAAGGAGTTGGCAAATGGTACAGGTCATTCAATTGATGAAATCAAAACAGAAGTAAAAAGAAAAGCTGGTCTCTTTACAGTTACAGAGACCAGCAATTATGATTACAAGAGTTTTAGAGAATGCTCTAAAAGTGAATTATCCAAAGCTATAGAAACCAGTCTTGAGATTGGTCACATGCTTGGATATTACATGGATTAGTCTTCAGTTGTAGGATCAACTTCATCAGAAGGTAATTCTTCTTGAGATGGTGGAGCTGTAGTTTCTTCTTCAGCTAATTCTCCAGATTGTGCAGCGATTTGTCTAACAGCTTCTTCATAAGGAACTTTTTTGATAAATCCAGCTTCACGAGCTTTTTTCTCAAAGTCATTACACAAGATTAAAAGTGTTTCATAATCATATACCCAAGTATCTTCAATTTTTTGAGATTGGATTTGATTGTGAGCACTTTCTATTTCTTCAGAATGATCAGTAATGATGTTCTGTACAATAGTTCTAATTCTATTGTAGTAACCACTACTCATAGTGATGTCTAACATCGTTTCTGCTGAAATGATTTCTACTTCTGTAGAACCAGTTGGCATTGTTGCTTCTGTGTTGGTTTCTTCTGACATGTTAAATATTTTTATTTTTGTCAAATGTAGCAAGAAATTATGAAAAAACCACAAAAAATTGAAATGGATGCTGAAGAAATCAGAAAAAAACTTATTGAACAGCTCAAACTAACAGATTGGTATGATCTTTTAAGAGGTTTTTTGCTGAATGATGAGTTTCTAAACATTGTCAGTTATCTAAAAGATGAAGTTGAAGAAGGAATCAGATTCACTCCAACACTGAAACAAATATTTAGACCATTTATTGAATGTTCTTTAAAAGATACCAAGGTTATACTTATAGGTGATTCACCTTATCCACAACTTGGCGTTGCTGATGGACTAGCATTCAGTTGTAGAGATGGAGAGATCAGAGAGTCAGATCTTAGATACATCCAAGGTGCAATTTCTAAAACGGTCTATGACAATAAAGAGATTGAACCTGTAAAAGACTTAAAACATTGGGCTGCTCAAGGCGTTTTGCTACTAAACTATGCATTTACAACAAAAATTGATAGATATGGTAGTCATCACAAATTATGGAACCCGTTTATGACATACCTTGTTGACATGTTAAGCAATAGTGATAATATCAAAGTTGCTATGTTAATGGGTAGATCTGCACATGAAATGGAAGATTTGTTTAGTGAAAATGTAAAAGTTTTTACTTCTTTACACCCATCATCTGCAGAATTTGCTGAGTTAAAACAGTGGGATTGCAATGACATCTTTAACAAAGTAAACTCTGAATTAGAGTATAAAAAATTACCACAAATCATATGGTAAGATTTGGAAAAACCAGTTAAAATGACTAAATTTGTAAACTCATGGAATCATTCTCAGTAAGAAATAGTGAGCACTTTGGACAACCTCCAAAGCCTGCTGAAAAACCATTGGCTCCTGTTGCTGCAAAGCCTACAGGACCACCAAAACTGTGGAAACGTTATAGTGATATTCTACTTGAGAGTGTAGAATATGCTGGAAGACGTCAACGTGGTGAAATCAAGTCTCTTAAAACAACATGGAAAGGTTTCAACTCTATTGGGTTGAATGGTATAGAATGGCAATCTCTTTATGTAATTGCTGCTAGACCTGGTGTTGGGAAAACATTAGTTGCTGCTACCTTAGCCAGAGGTATACAAAAAATGAATCCTGATCAAGACTTTGCTGTGTTGCATTTTCAGTTTGAGATGTTAGGAAGAAACATGGGGATGCGTGAGTTATCTTCAGGTACAAATCTTAACATTAGGTATATTCAATCATCTCAGGATGATGGTATGCCTGCTCTTTCTGAAGAAGATTTGAAAAAACTTGAGTCATATGCTTTAGCACAAGATTCAAGAAAAGAATATGTTGTTGACAGGGCATTAACTGTACCTCAGCTAAAAGATGCAATTTATGCATTTTATGCTGATGTAAAGAAACCCTTTGTCGTAACATTAGATCATGCTGGATTAGTTAAACAATCTGCTCAAGACACATCTAAGCAGCAAACATTGCAAAACTTATCCACTATGCTCACAGAAACTAAGAATGCTTTACCAGTTACATTCTTAATTCTTACACAATTAAACAGGGAAATTGACAACGCTGAACGTCAAAAACCTGGTAAACTGGAAAACTATCCTACAGAAGCTGATGTGTATGGTAGTGATTATTTACTTCAGTGTGCAGATGTTATGATAGCGTATAACAGACCTGCAAAATACAATTTATCCTTGTATGGACCACAGCGATACATGATTTCACCTGCTGACAAGTACCTTTTAGCTATGCATGTTCTTAAGAATAGGTTTGGCGAGTTGAGTATCCAGTTTTATAAAGCTGATTACGCAACTATGAGTGTACAACAGGTGCATGAACCAAGAATAGCTCCAACAAGGACATCATCGTAATTAACAATTAAAAACAACAATTATGTCGACTACAACAGAAGTACCAAAAAAACACATTACTCAATTAACTGCTGAATCTAAACAATTCTGGCAACCCCTTTTTACACATATGGGCTTAGAGAAGTTCCAATTTGGTGCAAAAATTGGTTACTTGGGCAGAGAATTTGAAGTAGATGGTTTAGGACGTGTTGAATGCGTTAGGTTCTTTAAGAATGAGTTAGACAATGGTGACTACTATTTTGAAATGTACACTTTTAGTGATACTTTCTATGTAGAAGGAACAAGAAGTCTATACAGATTACGCCACAACCCAAACTGGGAATCAGAACCATTAAAATACAAAAAAGTTGAAAACCCTAAGTTTTTAACATATGCTGTAAAAATGTCTGATTTTGAGTTAATTAACGAAACAGGTATGAAAGCCTTGTTTCCTGAAATTATCAAAAGTGCTCCAATTTCAACACCAACTGCAACTAAGATTTTTAAATCAAGTGAAGCTGGTCCAATTGAAGTTAAAGCAACAGCAACTCTTTTTAAATCTATGGAAGTAGAAGAAGATGAAGTAGATGTATTTACTTTTGAAGAGAAAGAGGATTCCAATTCAAACCAAATGACCATGCGTGACTACTACTGTATGTTACAGAATGTTCCTTTGTCAAATAAAAAATGGTTAAATACATTAATTAAAGAAGGTCAAGCATGTCAGAAGAAGTAAAAAAACCAGAAGGAGGATTTGTTCTTCCAACTAAAGTTGTTAAAGCGGCTTTTACAAGTCCTAAAAACATGATCATTTTCAGTAAACCAAAGGTTGGGAAAACAACTCTCTTATCTCAACTTGAAAACTGTTTGATCATAGATTTAGAAGGTGGTAGTGATTATGTAGATGCATTAAAAGTGAAAGCTAGTAGTGTTGCAGATATCACACGTATTGGTAAAGCTATCCATGAAGCTGGTAGACCTTACAAATATATCGCTTTAGATACCATCACAGCTTTAGAGGAAATGTGTGTCCCTTTTGCTGAAGAGTTGTACTCTAAATCTTCAATGGGTGCTAAATGGTTCACAGAAGGAAAGAAAAAATACGGTTCTATATTGAACTTAGCTAATGGTGCTGGCTACCCATGGTTGAGACAAGCTTTTGAAAAAGTTGTGGAATACGTTAAAACTTTTGCTGACCATGTTATCCTTGTAGGACATATTAAAGATACTTTGTTAGAGAAAAATGGTGTAGAATTTAATGCACTAGAACTTGATTTAACAGGTAAATTGAAAAGAATCAGTACTTCTAAGTCTGATGCAATTGGTTACTTATATAGAAAAGGTGACAAATGCATTATGAGTTTTAAAACTACTGATGAAGTTGGCTGTGGAGCAAGACCAGAACACCTAAGAAACCAAGAGATTGTTGTTTCTGAAGTAGGTGAAGATGGTAAAATTAAAGTTGACTGGACAAAAATCTTTGTTGACTGATCTTTAAAAAATAAAACAAAACAAGTAAATTAACATTTTAAAAAACAAAATTATGAGTACTTTTAGTTCAAACGATTTCAATCCAAATGCAGGTTCTTCAACTCCTAAAATCATGAACCCAGGAACACACAACTGTAAAATTACAGATGTTAAATTTGACATTCCTCCTTACAACAAGGAAGCGTATTCAATTGTGTTAACTCTTGAAGGTGAAGACCAAGGTGATGAATTTCAAGGTATCCAAATTGATAGAACAAATCCTACATTAGGAAATCACAGAGGACAAATTGCTAATGTGCGTTCAGGTCGTTATCCTTTCTCAACATATGAGTATGATGGAAAAGTTAACGAAAGAGATCCACAAATCTTTAGATGGATTAACAATCTTGCTAAACAAATGGGAGTGTTAGATAAAATGAACGCTGCTAATGTTAAAGCTGAAACAATTGAAGAGTATGTTGAAGCTGTAAAAAAATACCTTATTAATCCAGAATTATGGGGTATGTTTACAATTGCTGGTGCTGAGTATTACACTGAAGGATATGACAAACCAAACTACCGTTTGTTTTTCCCTAAGATGACAAACAAATTATTACCATTCTCAGCACTTAAAAATGCTACAGGTGGATATGATGGTTTGTTACCATTCAACAAAGTAGAACATATCATTGTTAAACTTGAAGATGCTGCTCCCGTAGAGAATTTTGAGCCAACAACATCAAGCACAGACTTTGATTTTCCATCAAGTCCAGCTGATACAATCTCAGATTTGAATTTACCAATCTAAGATTTTTTTGATAATTTTAAAGGGTGTTATGTAAAAGTAGCACCCTTTTTTTTATTTTTGCATTCATGTTCTCAAGTAAAAATTTTATCAGTCGTATTCAAGATGTTCCAGCAAAATGGATTTTTGAAAAATACTTTGGCTTAACTGAACCTTTGAAAGGTCAGAAAGTAACCATTAATAGTATCTTTAATTCAGAAGACAAAACACCTTCAATGGTTTTATATTTTAACACAGATCATCAGGAATATAGGTTTAAAGACTTTTCATCTGGTGAATTTGGTGAAGCTATAAATGCTGTTACTCACATGTGGAATACAAATTATGGTGAAGCATGTACAAGAGTTGTTAAAGATTATGAATCATATCTTGCTGATGGTAACGTGCATATTGAACCTTTTAAAATTGCAAGAAACTTAGCAAAACAATCTGCTAAATGGAGAGTAGTAAATATTAAGTACAGACCTTTTAACACAAGAGATGTAGAATATTGGACAGCTTTTAACATTGGTAGTGTTCTATTAAATACTTATGAGGTTAAACCTATTGAGTCTTATACAATGGAACAAGTTTTAGATGACAAGGTGGTTAACAGTTTTGAGTCAAAAGGGTTAAATCAATATGGCTATCATGCTAAAGGTGAGTTGTATAAGATATATCATCCAAAAAACAAAGATCGTAAATTTATCAAAGTGAAAGATCATATTCAAGGTTCTGACAAGATCACACGCCAACCAACTCTTATAATAGCCTCATCTTTAAAAGATTGTATGTCTATAAAGTCATTAGGACTAAGAGTTGATGTCATAGCACCAGACAGTGAGAATACACTTCTTACTGAAGAACAGATAAAAGTTCTACAAAAAACATACAAAAATATCGTTACTCTTTTAGATAGCGATGAAGCAGGTATAAACGCCATGCAAAAGTACAAAGAGAAATATGATATTCCTTTTGTATATCTTCCTTTAGAGAAAGACATTAGTGACATTGTTAAGTTTCATGGTAAGGATAGAGCTATTGTTGAGCTTGTTCCAAAATTAAACAGAATACTTGACGCAGCACTTGTGAAATAAGTTGTACATTTGCAAAAACCAAAAAGTTATGCAAAAAGTACACTGGCTTCATAAGAAAAAGAAAATATCAGAAATTTCACAAATACCCAATCATTTAGAAGTTATTGGATTTGTTTACAAAATAACAAATAAACTAACAGGTAAGTTTTATATTGGAAAAAAGAACTTGCATTCTAAAAGAAAGGTAAGAATATCTGATAAAGAAAAGAAGGTAACAGGTTCAAGAAAAGTTTTCAAACAAGTAGTTAAAGAGTCTGACTGGTTATCATACCACGGTTCATGTAAAGAACTAAAAGATGATGTCCTAAGAATGGGTGCTGATAATTTTGAAAGAGAAATTCTTGAGTTTTGCTGTACAAGCAAATATTTAAGTTACTCTGAAATATCATACCAAATCAAACTTGATGTATTAACATCAAATAGCTACAATGGAAACATACTTGGCAGGTATTACCTGAGAGATATGGACAATTGTAAATCGTAAAAAATGGCATACAAAACACCAGAAGTAATTCCTATGATTGAAAGAATGAGAAGAGAAGATGAATTCTTTTCTAAACATTTCATGATGTCATATTCAGGATTAAGTAAATTGCAGTTCAGTCCAGCGTTGTTCTACAACCATTATGTGATGAATGTAAGAGAGGATGTTGATGATAAATACATGTTGGAAGGGAAACTTATCCATTGTTTATTATTAAATCCAGAAGAATTTGACAAAGAGTTTGTTTTAAATGTAACAGACACACCAAGTGACAACCCAAGATTATTATTAAGAACATTGTTCAACCATTATAAAGAATTAAAAGCAAATGATGCAGATGAAGAAAGAGAAACTCTTACTGATTTTGCTCCTGCTATAATTGACATTTTGAAAGACATGAATCTTTACCAGTCACTTAAAACAGATGCTCAAAGAGTTGACAAGATTGTGAATGAAAAGCATGAAAACTATTTTGAGTATTTGAAAAAAGCAGAAGGCAGATCTGTTATTGATCAAAATGTTTATGATTTTGCATATGACACTGTAGAAAGAATCAAAAGTAACGCTAAAGTGATGGAAATCATGGGTTACTTTGGAGATAGTTTCAATGGTATCACACAGCAAAACGAAATTGAACTTGTTAGTTTTCCAGAAGGTTTTACTTTTGGATTAAGAGGTTTTATAGACAATTTGGTTTTTGATCCAAATGAAAAAGAAATTAGAGTTAATGACTTAAAGAAAACAAGTAAAACAATAAAGGAGTTTCCAGATAGTATTGAGTATTATAAGTACTGGATGCAAGCTTCAATATATAAAAAACTTGTAGAAAGTACTTATCTTTCTTTACCAGAATACAAAGACTGGAAAATAACAGTAAGGTTTATTGTTGTTGATCCATATGGTCAAATTGGTCCTGTAAAGATTACTGATGAAACCATGCAACAATGGGAAGATAAAACTAACCAGACTTTGCAAGAAGCACATGATCATTTTGAAGCAAGAGATTTCTCAATGCCTCATGAATTTTTACTCAATCAAGAACTATTCTTATGATGACTGAAATATATAGAAAGTACTTTCAAAAGTCTACAGCATTCTTGTATCCAGTGTTAGGATTTAACAAGAATAGGCATCCTTTACCTAAAAGAACATACGTTACATGGGGTGATACAATAAAGATTGAAGACAAAAAGCTTATATGTGTATTTGTTAAGAAAGATACAGAAGCCTGGAAGCAATTTGAAGAAAAGTTTTTATTAACACACTCTTTGCTTGACAGTTGTATGGAACTTGATGATGATCACATTGCATATGTTTTTGACTTTAATAGTCATGATGTAGATTTTCAAAACTTTGTAGATGGAAAGTATTCAAAACTTAGCAATACTGTTAAAAAAATCCTTGGTGATTATTATGGAGTACATACACCAGAATGGGTACACTTGGAATCTTATATTCACCCATCTAAATATTTTGAACAATATGCTACAATTCTTGAGTGTGATGTAAAATTGTTAAAAGATGTTGGTGAACTTTGTGAAAAGTTTAATCCAGAAGAGGAGAGTTGCCCTTATGTAGCTCAAAACGCGTAATATTTAAACAAACATACATGAAACAAATGAACATGATGGTATACTCTGCTTTATGGCAAGGTCAACCAAGTTTCAGAATGCTTCCTATTGAAAAGGATTGCCCTTTTAATGAAGTATTATACAACCCAATTGAAAAAGTTCTTGCTATAATTAGCAAAGATCAAAAAGAAAAACCTCAGTTATTACCAAAGCTGAATGATAAAGGAGAACTTATTGCTAACAAAGCAGGATCAAGTACTCCTTGGCAAGAAGAACGTAGAATGATGCCAGCTTACTATGAATATTACTTGGAAACAATAGAAGACATAGAAAGTTTTGTTAAACATTTTGCATTTAACCCAGAGCATACATCTTTAAGAGTTATCTCAAATATTGATGATGCTCTTCCTTTTGAAACTGAAGAAAACTAATTTATTATGGCTAGAGGGCGTAAGATGTGGGTGATGGATTATGAGACCATAAGCAATTGCTTTATTGGTGTCTTTGAATCCTATAACACAAATGAAAGACATACCTTTGTTGTTAACAGGGAACGTAATGATATTGTCAAATTTATAGATTTTCTTATAGAGAATCAAGAAAACAAGGATTGGCATTTTGGTTTCAACAACATTGGTTTTGACTCTCAAATTACAGAATACATCTTAGATAGAAAAGCAGAACTTACTTTTGCAACTGCAGATGAAGTTACTGAAATAATCTACGCATACACTCAACAAGTCATTGATAAAACTAGAAGAAATGAGTTTCTTGATTATCCTGAGTTTAGATTGACTATTCCAGTGGTTGACATATATAAGTTAAATCACTGGGATAGTAATGCTAAACGTACTTCACTGAAGTGGGCACAGTTTTCCATGGACTGGGAAAATGTTGAAGAGATGCCCCATCCACACTATAAGCCCGTTTTAGACAACAAGACGCTTGATGATATAGTTTCATACTGTATCAATGACGTTAGGTCTACCAAGGCTATCTTTTTGATGAAAAATCCAAAGGGTGAGCAGATAATGGCAAGTCAGATTAATCTTAGAGCTGAATTGACACAAACATATAACATTAACTTGTTATCTGCGAGTGAACCAAGAATCAGTAAAGAAGTGTTTTTGCATTTCTTGTCTGAAAAGCTTAAGAAAAATAAAAAGATCATCAGAGAAATGAGAACACTGCGTAGTGTTGTGACAGTACGTGATGTAATCTTACCAATGGTAAAGTTTGAAACACCTGAGTTTCAGTCAGTTCTTAACTGGTTTAAAGGTCTTGAAGTTGATACAACAATTGACATAGACTACGATAAAGAAAAGAAAAAGGGACCTAAATATACAATGAATCATAAAGGTGTGAAAACTGATTATGGTCTTGGTGGTCTGCATGGTTGTGCTGCTCCTGGTGTATACAAAGCTGGAAATGGTAAGAAAATCATGAGTGCCGATGTAACATCTTTTTATCCTAATTTGTCTATAAAAAATCAATGGGCTCCTGCACATTTACCTAAAAAGGATTTCTGTGAGTTGTATGAATGGTTGTTTTTTGAAAGAAAGAAATATCCTAAGTCTTCTCCATTAAACTATCTTTTCAAGATTATCTTAAATGCAACATATGGTTTAAGCAAGTCAAGGTTTTCTTTTCTGTATGATCCTGAATTTACATTTAGGATTACAGTAAACGGTCAATTGCAACTATCAATGTTGTATGAAATGTTGACAACAAGAATACCTGGTTCACAACCACTTATGCAGAATACAGATGGTTTAGAATTTTTAATTGATGAAGAACATGAAGGTTTGTTCTATGAAATTTGTAAAGAATGGGAAGATTTGACTATGCTACAACTAGAAACAGTTGAGTATGAGAAGATGATTATTGGTGATGTTAACAACTACATTGCTGTCTACACAGATGGTAAAACCAAATGCAAAGGTAGATTTGAATATGAAGAATTACCTCTTCACAAAAACAAGTCTATGTTGATTATCCCTAAAGCTCTTTATGCGTATTTTATTAAGGGTGAAGATCCAAAAGACTTTTTAGCTAGAAACCGTGAGATAACAGATTACTGTATTGGTGCAAAGTTAAAAGGAGATTGGTTCTTTATTGAACGAAAAGTTACAGAAGGTGTTTATGAAGAAAATCAACTTCAGAAAATGCTTAGATATTTTGTCTCAAAAACAGGTGTAAAACTTGTAAAATGTAATCCTGATGGCAGGAAGAATCAACTAAACAGTGGACCACAGTTACAAACAGTTATGAATAAGCTGATTAAAAAACCATGGGAAGACTACAACGTTGAAGAAAAGTTCTATCTAGATAAAATCTACGATGAGATCAAGAATATTGAAGGGGGGAGTTCAAGTGCTTTGCCCCAACATAGAGTTTCAAATCAATTATCACTTTTTTAAAGATGAAAAGAACACTTTCTGGAATGATGGCATATGCAGAAATGCTTAGTGCCAAAGTTCCAACTACAACCAGAACATACAAACCCGTTTCACATGCGTTTGTCATAAACACAGTCAGATCTGAAATCACCAATGCTGGCTATATAATAACAGGTGAAGAATTTAAAGTATCTAATGACGGTAAAGTTGCCCTTGGTTCTTTTAAAATAAACTACGGCACTGATGCTGATATTGAATTGACAGCTAGTTTTAGAAATACTTATACAAAGCAACAGGCTTTTAAGTTTATGCTTACAGCAAGTATTAAAGGAGGTGGTTCAATGTTCATGAAAGATACAAAAACTTATGATTCTACTATTTTACAAGAAGGCGTTATAAGAAAGGTTTTAAAAGAGTCTTCAGATCTTTACACAAATATGTGTTTAGAAAAAGACACTCTTAAGAAAATGAAGATGACCTCAAATGAAACATTTATTATTATGGGAAAGCTTTTCATGGAGTATAGTATTTTAACTACTATGCAATTGAACATGATTAGAACAGGGCTGAGAAGTCTACCATCAAGTGAAGTAGAAAGTGCCTGGGGTATATATAGATGTTTTAGTGAGGCGTTACAAGAAGCACATCCTACTGAGTTTATAGAAATGTCTGTTAAAATGCATCAGACTTTTGAAGATGTAATTAAGATGGAGGAAAATTCAGTTCTGGATAAACTAGATGATTATTTTGCTAGACCTTCTGTTACACATACTTCTACAACAAAATTTGATCCAACAGTCGTTTTAGCAATTGGTGATGGGGGACTTGTTGATACTGGTGTAGACCATACAAAGTTTGTAAAATCAACAGGATCAGTTCACACTATAACATCAGAAGTAGAAGATACTAACCCTTTTTAACATGATAATGGAAGATATTTTAAAAAATTCTTACATCTTGGTAAACTCAAGAAGTAAAGATGAGAAAAACAATGTAGAAGTTTTGAGAAGATATCTTCAAAGGTATTTTAAAATACTCATTCCTGAAGGAAGCCTTAATGTAAGAATAAAAGAATGGAAAAAAGAGAAGAACCTAAAAAGCTTATAGGTGTTTCTGGGAAGATGGGTTCTGGTAAAGACACTGTTGGTGATATTATCAGAATCCTAACTTCTGGAGTAATTGTTTCAAATGAAACAGTTCAACACACTATAAAAGTATCTACCAATATAACAGGCTGGGGTTCTCCTTGGACTATTAAAAAAATGGCAGGTAAGTTGAAGTTTATTGCAAGTATATTATCTGGTGTACCAGTATTTAAGTTTGAAGATCAGGAGTTTAAACAACAAAAGATGGATCCTGAATGGGGTGACATTACTTATAGAGAGTTTTTACAAAAGATTGGAACAGACGCTTTACGTGACAAAGTACATGAAGAAATCTGGGCTAACTCTTTATTTGTTGATCAGAATTATGATTCACAATGGATTGTCACAGATATTAGATTTCCTAATGAAGCTGAAGCAATTAAGAAAAGAGATGGTATTCTCATAAGAGTAAATACTACTCGTGAGTGTGTTGCTAGTAATCATGCTTCAGAAACATCATTGGATGACTATAAAGATTTTGATTATATAATCAACAACTCTGGTACAATTGCTGAGCTTACTTCAGAGATTAGAGGCATTCTTGTAAAAGAAAACTTAATGTAATAAAAAACCCTGGATTAAGAACCCAGGGTTAAACTTCTTTAAAGAAACCAACAACTTTAAATCTAGTTTTTTTTAATTATTGTGGTAGTGACTTTAACATTGCAATAAGTTTTGGATGAGGATACACATCTACTTTATCTGTTCTAACAGAGTTATGTGTAAATACTCCCAATTCTCCTTTTAATGCTCTTGGTGTCACATCCCATATATCTTCACGATAAGTAAGAGGAATACCATAAGTTTTATTCCATAGTAACAAAAGTTCTTTAGTTGATTCTATTTGTGCATCTGTGTAGTTGTGAAAGTATTTGTATCCTTTGTATGGACTAGCTAACTCACACACTTCATCTGCAGGAACTTCTCTGTCAACATAGTTAAAAAACTTATCTCCTTTTTTAGTCAATTGACCCCAGTTACAGATTTCAATACCTATGCTGAGTTTATCAAGTGATTGATAAGGAACTTTATGTTTTGTAAAAACTGCTTGCTTTAATCCCAAGTGATAAGCCCAATACTTAGAACTATATCCTTGCACGATTTGACCATCAATAGAATGTTTTCCTTTACCAGATATAGATACACATGTAGCTATTCGCTCTGTGTTAGAAGACCA